GCCTATGTCTACTGCGAAGCCTACCAGTTGCCTGGGATTGAGTGCTTTACATCCGTGTCCCAGAATTTGCGCGTGCGTGAGGGCTATGCGGTCTTTCCCACGACGCCTGATCGCCCGTGGGTCCAGATTTTTCACGATAACGGTCATGGACATCACGACTTTCCGGCGTGGGTGTGTCAGTGCGGGATTCCGGCGACGGTAAACCCCTATAGTTTTGATCAGGCGGCGATGGACCGCGATCAGCAGCTGCTGACCCGCGAACAGTTCTCGATTGCGTATCTCGGGAAAATTGGCGACTTTGTGGGTCGCGTATATCACTATCAGCGCGGAGAACGCACGTTTGGGCTGACGAGCCACCCCCAGCTATGGCATACTACGACGAAGCCTCCGAGTAAGGAGAATTTTCGGTTGCCAGCAGACTGGCAGATCGAGATTGGTGCGGATACCGGCACGTATTGTGCTGCGCTTGTCGTCGGCATGGCTCCAGACGGCACAGCGTATGTGTTGGACGAGTTAACCAATTATCGGTATGTGGCAAATACGCCGGAACTCGACGATGAAAGTTCGATGATTCGCTGGACTGACGAGTTCAAACGGATGGCTGCGCTCTGGAAGACGCGCCCCACGGCCTGGGTCGATTCTAATAGCCAGTTCAAAATGGAGTGTTTGCATCATGGGGTTCATCTGCTTGGTAACAAGCGTGGACGCGAGGTGCGAACAGAAGCGGCCCGTCAGTATTTTCAGCATGGAAAGATTTTTCTTGCGCCGTGGCTCTCGATGCTCCCCTATGAGGTGGAATGGGCGCAGTGGCCTGACAAAACCACGGCAGCGGGAAAGTATGAACGAGTCAAGACGAACGATCACGTTCTAGATTGTCTGGAACATGTGCTCTCGCGCCATCCGCGAGCAAGGCAACCCAGATCAGAACCCACGATTCAGATGGCCTTTGGAAGTGTGCAGTGGATGGGTTCTCCTATTCGTAAACGCGCAAAACGCGCCCCATCTGACAGTCATTTAGGAGGCCAGTAGTGTCTAACGATCAGCGATTACACTTGCTTGAACAGAAGGTGACGTTTATTATGAAAATGCTGTCTCTGACGGCACAGAAAAACGGGAAAGCGGAGTCACGGAGTCTCCTGAACCTTTTTGAGGAGTTTCAAAAACATGATGGAACGACTGCGACAACGCTTAAAGAGGTGGCTGAACGGTCCTTTGCCAAGCCATCCGAATCAACTCAGTCTGCTCCAGGACCGGATGGATTTTCTGGAGAAGAGAATGAACCAGCTATCAGTCCCATCTAGTCTTGAGTCTGACGAGGGACTGCTACAGGGTGTCGATGATCGAAGGCTTGAGAGTCTACCAGATGCCCATTTAGGAGCGCAATAATGCCGTTAATGGTTATTGATTTTCCGTATACTCCCGAAGGCATGCAGTTAGCACAAGTCGTGCAGCAGGGAGTTTCACAAGCAATGCCGGATGCAAAGATTCAGGTCATTGATCAGGAGGGTGCGGCTGGTGGACCTCCCGGTCCCCCGCCTGGTTCTCCTTTGCCTGGTGGTGGTCCTGGTTTGCCGGGTGGTGGACCTCCTCAGATGGGTGGACCACCTCCAATGGGTGAAGGACGACCTTCTATGGGCGGACCACCTCCAATGGGACCAGGTGCAGGTCGTGAAGTAAGAAGAAAACGATTACCGACAAATGCCTGAAAAAGAGAAGGATCTCACCGACTATACAACTGACTACAACCGGCTCCGCGCCCAGAAAGCGCGAAATGTCGGATCGGTCGAACTGAGGATTCTGACAAATCTCGCGTTTGTGTCAGGAGAACACTGGGTGGGATCACAGAATCGGGTGCTGTTTACCCGGAAGCGCGATCCGAACAAGCTCTATCTCGTGTTTAATCTCGCCGCCCAGATGCTCTACAAGATGATGGGGCGTCTCAGCAGCGTGGCTCCCGTCTTTCGCGCTCGTCCAGATAAGCAGGATCCAAAATCTATCGGGAAAACCGAAGTTGTAAACAAGCTGATTAAGGCGCTGGACGAAAAGCTCGATCAGCCTTCCAGAACGTGGGAAATTCTTTGGTGGATGTCGATTGGCGGAGTCGCGTTTGAGTATATCCCATGGGTGAAAGATGCCACGATGGAACCACTCCCGCAGTTTGATGAGGAAACCAACGAACTGATGTGGACGGATACCCAGTCGCAGGAGATTGTTCCAGAATCACAGCGACAAGAACGTCTGATGCAGGGCGCTCCTGTCGAGCAATTTGTTGTGGTCGAAGAAATGGTCCTCGCGGGGGATGTTGGCAGCGAAGTCCTGAGTCCCTTACAGGTCTTTATTGATGCCTCGGTACGATCTGTAGATGACTTATCACCGGATCAAGCCGTCTATATCGCAAAGATTCGCACGTTGGGCTGGATTGAAGCCAATTACGACGTGAGCGACGATACGATTCAGAATATCAAAGATGCGACAGAAGTGAGGATTCTCAGCACGGATCTCAAGCAATTTGGCGATCCGACCGGTTCTGTTCATCTTCAGGACTTGATTCCACGGATTCAGGGGACCGTCACATCTAATGACCCGGACATGGCAGTGGTGGTTGAACGCTATCAGCCGATTTCCGAAAAACATCCGCGTGGACGCTATTCCGCCTTTGTTCCCGGCGAACAGATGCTCCATGACGGCGATAATCCCTATGAATCCATTCCTCTGGTCGATTTTCATTGGTCTCCAACCACGACAAGTTTCTGGGGCGATGATTACATCTCTGACTTGATTGCCCCACAGCGATTCCTGAATAAACGTCTTTCCCAGCTGGGCGAACAGGCCAATGCCTCAATTTACGGCGATGAACTCCTTGGTCCCACGGTGAAGAGAGAGGACATCCCGTCTGATTATCCAGCCCCTATTGAGGGTGGACTCAATGAGGCGGGAATTAAGATGGTGCAGAGGAGAGACCCCCCAGAACTGCCTTCGTGGTTTATGCAGTCTGTGGATCTCACCCTGAAACTAATGCGTGAAATCGCGGGTGGCGTGGATCTGTTCTCTGAACAGAAGTTTCCAGGGCAATTGAGAGGCCCGATGGCCGTCCCAATGCTCCAGGAGATTATTGATACCCAGTGGGGAAACCTCTATCAGCATATCGGGCAACGGATGGCGAAAGTCAAAGATATGCGGATTAACAGAGTCAAAGAGTACTATCCACCTTACCGCACGATGCACTATACCGACCGAAGCATGAAGGATGAGGTATTCATCTTCCAAACGTCTGATATTCTCCGTGCTGGGACGGATTACTCTATTACGGTGGAACGCGGAAGTCTCGTTCCTGAGCTTCGGGCGTTGAGAGAAGCCAGGATTCGAGAACATCTCCAATCTCCTTTGAGCGTGCTCTATGTGGACGAGCGCACGGGACGGATTGACAAGGAAAAGATTGCCTCTGATCTCGAAATGGGCGATGTTGGTCGGGAAGCGAACGAATCCCAGTACCGGAAGCTTGGGATGTCCCTTGTCGAGCGTCTTTGGCAGGGGCAGCAGCTTCCAGACCATATTCCGATGCCATTCTGGAATCTTCGGGTGATCATGGACGAGCTTGAAAGTGAGATGGCGACGACAGAATTTTTATCAGCCAGCACACAGATTCAGGCCTTATTTATCGAGTTTTGGAATAAGTGTCGCCAGTATTTGATAGAAGCCTCTCAGCGTCAGCAGGAAGGCGCACAGCAGCAACAGATTCAGGGTGCAGTCGCTCAGGCGGCTCAACAAGCGGCTGCGAAAGCCGCTGCCGAGGCGATTGATTCCGCAATGGAACAAATGAAAGCCAGTGAGCGACTTTCTGGTCAGGCTCCAGAAGCCTTAGCTCAGGCCATGATGCAGCAGCAGGGCGGACGACCACAGTAGGACGGATATGCCATTCCGCAGGGTCTCCACAAACACATACAAAAGCCCTAGCGGTCGTACCTTCACAAAAAAGCAGGTCGCCCTCTATCACGCCAGCGACGGATTTCAGAATGTCCGTCGAAATAAAAAGGCCTCTAAGTCCCAGACCACGCAACGGAAATCTTGACAGGCTTTTCGTTCGTTCTTATACTGCCAGTACTGCCCCGTCCATAGACGACGAATACGGCACGCGAATACGTTGAAGGGATTCTCTGGCAAGGGAATATCCCGGCTAACACTCGCAATCCACTCGACCGAGGAGGATCGATGGCAGACGACGAAACACTTAATGCTCCAGACGAAGGAGCGGAGAACCAAACCGAACCCACAGGGGGTGACGCAGAAGACTCCGGATCCTGGCCGAAAGAGGCTCAGGCAGAGTTTACCAAGAAAACACAAGCACTTGCCGATGAGCGCAAGCAGTGGGATTCTCAGCGTGCTCAGCAAACGCAGCAGTTGCAGCAATATGCCCAGCAGTTGCAGCAGCAACAGTACGCACATAAAGCGGCACAGCAATATGCTCCACAGCAAAGCCAGCAACCACAATCATCGATGCTGGATCAATTGCGACAGATGCCGTATTTGGATGGAAATACCGCTGCTCAGTTGATGGAACGTATCGTGAATGAGGGGATAAATCCTCTTCACCAAACGATCAAGCAACGCGATCAGGCACTTGGGCAGGCCTATAAAGACTTAAAAGACCTGCGTGATGTGGTTGGCAGAGGCCAAGGCAAGCAAGCGGAAAAAGACTTGGAATCTCGATTTGTGCAGCTTCGTCAAGATAACGGACTCCCGGATGAAGAGGCTGTTAATGAGTTCTTGCGAGATGTGTATTATTCGCATGAGGGCGACGATCTAAACGAGAAGTATCCCGAAATGGCCCGTAACCGCATTGATGGATTACGGAAAGTTTTTCGGGAGATGGATCGAAAGGAAGCGTTAAAAGCCAAGACATCGGCCTTCCCGTCAAAGGGGGGCCAGTCATCATTAACGAGCGGAAAGACGGGCGGCTACAAAAGTCCGGCTGACCGTGCCGACGAACTCTGGCCGATGATGAATCCGGGACAGTCTGAATAGTGTCACCGCCGTAGGGTCGAAGGAGTAATAGCCTTATGGCAAGCACCACAGATGTTATTGAAGCCCTGAAATACACCTATGGGGTGGATCAGGTGCTGTATCTCGTCAACCAGGAAGTCGTCTGCTGGAATATGTTCCAGAAGATGAAAAAACCGATGGCTGGTCGAGGACAGTTCTTGATGCCCATCATGGTGAAAAACCCCGGTGCGTGGAGTGGATTGGCAGAAGGCGGGGCATTGCCCTCCAATATCGATCCCGACACGACCGAGGCATCATTCAGCCTCCAGGAATATGCGGGGCTGTACAATATGTCATGGAAGCTCATTCAGGACGCGAGGAACTCGAAGTTTGCGTTCCAGACGGCCCTGAAGATGATGGAAGGTGGCTTCCGCCGACGTATTTTGAAGCTCATCAATGCCGACCTGATTTCTGATGGACTCGGCAAGCTGG